AAGTTAGTACGTGCGCCAGAGGCAGTGGTCGAACCAGTACCGCCGTTAGCAAGAGCAACCGGAGTCGTAAGGCTGAACTGAGTACCAGTTAAAGTTAGCCCTGTACCTACAGAATAAATTTGCGCGGAAGAAATCTGCACAAACGTGATATCCGTGGTACCAAAGACAATGGTCCCCTCAGTATTGCAGACATATGTCTCGCCTGCACCCGTGTCGCCCGAAGTAACAAAGAAAGCGTCACCTTGGCCTAGCGCGTCGGGATCGCTTGGGGCATAACTGTCTGCGTCAGTAGCACGCGTAAGCACCCACTGTGTAGAAGCCGACCCGGTATTAGTTACTGTATATACGCCGTTATGTGCAGCGGTGGATTCTTGGTATACTAGAATACGGTCATTGACTGCCGGGGTTTGCCCATCTACCGAAAGCGTACCGTTCGCCGTAGCTGTTAGCGTAGCGCCTACCCCGGATGAGCCGTTGTTATAGGAGTTGCTAGGCAGCGCTACCGGAGTTTCATACTTTACAGGTGAATGGTAGTGGAGAGACGCTGCTGCAACAGTATCAACGTAGGTCTTGTTTACTAAGTCCGTCCCCGAAGTAGGGGCAGTGCTAATTGTACCAGAAGTGACAGCAAGTGTAGATATGTTTACGGTATCAGAAGCGTCAGCGTTTACAGTTTTGTCCGCCGGATAGACGACAAATACCTGCTTCTCACCCGCAGTAAAGTTTACGGCAGAGCCGCCGTTGCTAGAGTCGAGAATGGTATCTCTGGATAGCGTAGTACCGGATGCGGTATACGTACCAATCCCAACTTCCCACTCGTTATTATTAGGCCCAGCAATCGTATAGTAAGTAGTGTTTGCATTACCTACAGCCGCGAACGACTGGAAACCGGTCACCGCCCCATCTAGGGTAAAAGTGCCGGTTCCCGTGGTCGCCGAGGTCTCACGTACACGATCTGCAAGGACTAGAGCCATTAAGCAATCCTAATAATAGCTGAGGTGCTGTCGTAAGTTGGGAAGATAATCGTAAAGTCACCGTCAGTAGCAGTCTTGTCTGCACCGAAGTCAAGCACTGCAACCGCAGCGTTTGTGTTGGCAGAACCAGCCGGGGTGTTATTGTAAATAAGCGCGCCCCGCGCTGTCAAAGATACCGAGCTAAAAGTAACGTCCGAGAAATCAGTATACCCGACACCCGCAGATGCAGATGTGTTGGTGCTGGTAACCCCTGTGCGAGTCAGCGTTTCGCCGCCCGCTGTGTAGTTAGTGCCCGAAGACGAAACTTCATTAGACGTAATGTACGCCAGCGTGTTAGCATCGATGCTAGCTGAAGACGTATAAAGCGCCAGTTTAAAAGTGTCGCCGCCCGAAGCGCGGAAATCGTGTGCACCTTGCAGAAGTTCTGCTTTGAAACTGGTGCACATAGCTTGCGTAATTGCCATTGCAGTCTCCTATGAGTCCAAGAGGGAGGCCAACTCTGGGTGACCCGCCGATTTAAATTTATTAGCCAGAGTTACTTTGTTAGACCGTACGGCTTCGTGCATATAATACACTAAAACCTGACGAATATCATCTTTAAACGACTCCGCTTGGTCTCTTATAGCTGGGTGAGTGTTAGAACCTACGTGGATAATCTTGTCCAACGCTCGCTCGGCTATCTCTTCCGGCGTAAAGCCACGGCCACTCGAAGTGGCTACTGTGACCGATCCGCCTAATACTGTTCCTACTTGGTCTATCATTTATTACCCCACCGGATATCTAACTTGAGGGGTACGATACATATCTTGACGGTTCTTGCCATCCCCCAGCTGCTTGAGCATACCAAGCGCTTCATCATACCGCTGCTTATACACCGTGATTACATCCGGCTCGCTCTTCATATAAGTAGCAGCCTCTAACAGCGAACCATAAAGCAGCACGCTATCGAAGTTATCTCCGAGCCACGTGGTATTGGCATCCACAATCGATGCCGGGTAGTAGAAGTAGTGGAGTTCGACATCATAGTCGTCGTCCGGCGTCGGGCCGAGGATAAAAGAATCTTTATCAAAATACGCGTAGTGCGTCGGCTTGCCCGTAGCAGATGGGTTCGGGAACGCTTCCCGGATAAAGTTCACGTCTTTATCTAGCAAATACTCATAGCGTCCGTCGCTATCGATGACTGCAATAGAGAAGGTAGCAAGCCAATCTGCGGGGGCGGATAAGTACTTATTTCCGGAAGTACACGAACCAGTCACGTTTTTACGCAGGTCAAGTAGCTGCACAGAGTTAAACACGCGCTCTTCCGCCTGACGGATAAACGTGTCCAGCTGCTCTGTTGACGTAAGGCCACCAGAACCTGCGGTATCCGGAAAGTCGTTTTCCGCATACGCCTTAATGGTAGAGACTAGTTCGGTATAGTTCATCCGTTAGCCCATTTTCTTGCTAGCGCCACAACCCTTTGTCGCCGCACCGCAACCGCGAATACGTACTGTTTGAGTATTAGGCACTTTATTTGGGTACCCGTCTACTTTTGGAACGGGTGTCATTTTCATGGTCGAGTGGTTTTTAACGCGCATATCCTTACTCCGTAGTTACGGTTACTGTTCCTAGTGCACCCTGTGCTTCTAACACATCTTCGAGTCCGGACAAACCCAAAGGGTTATTTAGCCCTACAGGACTCCAGCCCCACTGAATGTCCCGGCTCTGTTGGTAGCTGTTGTCGGGACGTGGGTTGCGTAGTGCTTGGGGGTCTTCAATACGATACATACCCAGTTGAAGTTGGGGCTGATCTTCTTCCCAGCAAGTTGGGCATACGAGGAGGTTGACCTCTTTGGTCTTAATGACAATGCTTTTCAGCTCTTTGAGTTTGTACCGAAACCCGCATCTATCGCATTCTGCGATAGCCTTTTTGCCGAGTGCGTAGTTACTAGACATAACACCCCCTAGAGATACATCTGCCGAGGCGCTATTCTCAGTGTAGCCTTTTCGCGGTCTTCATCGGCGGCCTGCTGGAACAACTCTTCGTATTCCATCTTAAGCATTGCGGTACGTTCTAGCGCGCCGGGTACCTTACGGGACAGGTGGTATGCAAGCCCTGCAACCATGCAGGGGAGAAAGCGAAACGGGATATCCTGAGTGTTAACGCCATCGCCTGCGTCTTGGATGCGGCGCAGTCTCCAATAAACAAACGTATAAGTGTTAGCGCCATCGGGGGTAGGCCACACATTGATCTGCGGGTTAGCTACGCCGCCCGACTCGGTTGCGCCCGACTGCCGGTTAATCCAGACTTGGATGGGACGACCCTGAGCGTTTTTGTTCGGGATCGTCGAGTAGGTATCCACGCTGATACGGTTGATATTGATGTCAGACTGGTTTGTGCCTGTGCCGGTGCGGATTACGTGGTCGAGAAGGTCAATAGTATCTACCGGAAGGTCGTAAGCAATCTGCCCCTGTACCAGCGGTATGCTGCCTTGCTCGATGGTCCATAGGTTAATCCCACGGTTAGCCCACTCGATGGTGAGTAGGTTTAGGCTACGGCGAGCCGTACGTAGGTCATATCCCGTACGCAGCTCAGCGCCGCAGCGCTCGAAAGCCTCTTCGACTAACGAGTTGAGGTCGAGGTTAAATGCAGAAGTGCCGGTAGTGGTCATTTCTTCTTCCTTCGAGCCGCTTCTACTCTTCTAGGCTTACCCGCCGGTTGGCCTAGACGTTTCTTTTGTGCGATACGCTTGCGCTTCTCCGACGTAGTCATCTCAGATGACGTTTTAGGTGTTTTGCTGGACACCCGTTTTGTCGGTCTGCAATACGGCGTACCGCGTTTTTCACCTTTCTTACGTCCGCAAGCTTTGCCTGTACGTACGTCTTTCCAGTCTTCCTTAAACCAGCGCTTGAGAGCGGCACCTTTTGCTGTCTTACGAACGGCCACTCTTAGTACCCCAGTTCTTAGCGCCTTTCTTACGGCACTTAGCGATAGCGCCCGAGGCATAGGCGGATGGGAAGACCTTATACCGAGACTTGACCTTATTGTAGCAGGCATCCTTAACGGAGCCGCCCTTGGCCATGCCCTTCCTAATCTTACCCATGCCACGGCACTTCATCATATTACTTCTTCCTAAGCTTCGCCAGCGTCTGGGCAAAGCGCGCACGCTGGCCCATCTTGCCGGGAGCCTTAGCGGCCTTGGCCAACTTCTTAGCCGGAATCTTCTCGCCCTTCTTCACACCGAGGCTCTTGCGGAGCGAACCCGGCTTCTTGATGGCTTTGGAAATATCCAACTTGCCGCCCTTAGCCATACC